ACCCGATCCCAGAATCTTTTTATTTGCCAGTGCCAGCGAAAATCAAAATTACGTACATCTACTTCACATCTATTTTTCTTGATTTCCTTCATGCAGTCCAAACATTCTCCCATTAAACCAAAATTACCTTTATGAGTTGAAGAACCTTTTGCATGCCAAGGACATTCATAATCATTTTTCATGTGATAATTTAAATTAAATTCATCTGCTTCAGTAGAATACTCTGTAGTTAGCTTTTCGTATAACGTTGCAATATTTTTCCATATTTGTTGATTATCTCTATTTTCAGTCGTTTCTTCAGGAATATAAGTTTCATAGTTACAGATTCTTCTAACAGTTTGATAAGGAAGCCGGTAAGTTTTCGATAATTTCAGACTACTTATACCTGACTCACTATCCTGTCGTAATCTAGTTATTAAAGCATTATTAATACCTTTCTTACGTTTTTGAATACTCTCCTTTGCAACATCTGCCCTCGTTCCCCAGTAATAATGCGAAGGATTCAAACAATACTGAGATTCACAAACAGCCCGACGAACAATAATTGTTTTAAGAGGGTTAGAAGGCTCTCCAGCCATGGCTAAAAGAAGAGGACGTGCGTCTCGCCCTCTATAGGACAAACAGACCTTCTTGCTGGTAGTAAAGCCCTGAAAAATCGTGTGATTACATTGATCACGCCGCTTTAAACACCAGCATTTATCCTTTCCTCGTAGTTGAATTGCTATTTGAAAGGCTTTTACAAAGGTAATTTGGTCTGTTGGTGTAAGTGATGTGGCTAAGAAAGCATCCATTTAGACGAAAACAGTTAGGGTGCAGAGTGTTCTACACCTTAAACCTCTTCTGGCGCAATGGCAATCATTGAACACCCAAAATCCGAAAATTTTTCCTTCTTTTATTTACTTCTAAGGAAGAAGGGGTTAGGTATGTGACTGTATTTTTACTTATATACACTCATGTACCTATCCATAACGCTTACGTACCTGAGTAGAAAGGCCATTTTTTTTAAGTTTTTGGGTGTCTATATTAAAAACACTGTGCTACAACCTTTTTGAAGGTATTTTTCCGAAAATAATCCTTTCTCCCTACCTATTTTTCGGCTTATTTTGCTATTTTTTAACTATATATAAAGTTATTTTCTAATGAGATTAGGTATGTGACTGTTTAATTGTTGTTGAACACTCATATACCTATCCCTACCTATGCTTATATAGTTCTTCAAAAGTTGAAGCAAAGCCTTGTGCTGTATCTTCTGTTTCGGCATAGCGGCACATACCTCCTCCCGGTACACAAACACGATGAAAAACATGACCGTGGTTGTTTATTGTTTCAATTGTTGTGCCGTGAGAAAGTGTAGTCACCCTGTTAATTAGCTTTCCGATGATAATATTATAAAAAGGTTATTAAAAATAAAGTCAAGAATCATGAATCCTAATGAGTTTTTATTACGTTATTTTACTGATTTAGGTAAACTTGATATACCTTTAAATATCAAAGACAATAGTTTTGGCGGTAGGTTATCTCGATTGGGTCAACGTTTTGGTACCCCTTTAAAAAGACTTTTAAATCAAAAAGCTTCAATTCCTAACTTATTATCAACGGCATCAGAGACAATTCCAGATCCTTGGGGTAGGACATTAACTAGTAGACCAATTATTAATACGTTAGGTGGAGAAGTTGTAGATGTCGCTGCATCTACGCCTAGGTCTTTCTTAAGTAAGGTAAGGGGTTTACCTAGTGGTATTAGTAATAGGTTTGCGGGTAACCCTGTGGTTCGTAATATATTATTAGGTACAAAGAGTCCAATTGTAGGTCAGGTAGCAAGCAATCCTGTAGTTAAAGGTACTTTAGGAGTAGGTTCAAAACTATTGAGTTTACCTGCCCAATTAGCGATTGCTGAGCTTTCTGAATATAATCCTTATGGTGATCCAAGCAATCCAGAATTATATGGGAAAGGTCCAGGAAGTTTAGAACATGCTATGACACATGGTGGTTATTCCCCACTTTATAAATATCAAATTAGAAATGAAGAAGAATTTCCGAATGATTATCGAACACCATCACGTCATTTAGAGACAGGAGAAGGTCCTAAGCATCTTGAAACAGGAGAAGGTCCTAAGCATCTTGAAACAGGAGAAGGTCCTAAGCATTTATCTGAAGAAGTCGATAAGTTCTTAGAAGATAAAGAGGTAGGGAAAGGTAAAACAAGGTGGGTCGGAAAAAATTCTACTTGGGTTGATAGAAATGGTATTGTTATAGCTCCAAGAGTAAATGAAAAAGGAGAGGTAGTCGGTCCTGACCTTGGTGAAAATATAAGTGACTATTAGGAATAGTTATAATTAAGAGAAATAGGTAAAGATTAATGAACGGCGCAGGATTCGATCCAGCAGGATTAGACATGGCAGATTTAGGTGATCCACGTCGTCAAGAAGGGCTACCTGGTGGCTATGCAACACAAGGTCAAGCTGTAAGTGCGCCATATGCGGAAGCAAATATAAGAGCTGCAGAAAAAACTAATCCTATGAATGCTGCTTCACAGGAGCCAGGTATTACAGATAGAGTCGATCACTTTTTAGCTAGTATTGGAGCTTAAGAATGGGAGACAATGACTTTCCAACTGTAATGGCAAATGGTGGGAGTTGGGAAAACGCTTATGGTTTAGCTTCCCAATGGAAGCGCCGTTCTAGTGGTAGTTCTGCTTCATTTAGTAGTGGTTTAGGATTGCCAACAACTGGCGAACAAGCTTCATATGAGTCTGGAGACGGTTCTGATGAAGATCCTTGGTTTACAGAAGAGAGAAGAGTCTTTTAGTTAGTAGGTTTTTAGAGCGTAAAATTATATATAAAGCGCAGAGTTTAATAGAGTAGATGACACAGACTAAAGCTGAATTATTACAAACACGACATCAGGGTGATATACGACTCGGTGACGCTGATTCGACGCACTACGTAGGATTAAAGGCTCCAGCTACTGTAGCTAGTAATCTTGTTTGGAGTTTACCTGCTGCCGATGGATCTGCTAATCAAGTTCTTAAGACAGATGGATCAGGGGCTTTAGGGTGGGCTTCTGATGCTAATGCACCTGAAGGAACCGCTGTTTTATCTACAGGTGAAACTGGTACAACTAAATATTTAAGAGTAGACGGAGATAATACATGTTCTTGGCAATTAGCAGTTGATGCAACAAAAATGCCTCTCGCCGGAGGAAGTTTCACTGGAGACGTGGTGTTCACTGGGGATGCCGCAAATGTAACTTGGGATAAGTCAACAGATGATTTGATTTTTAATGATAATGCAAAAGCAATATTTGGTACTGGATCAGATCTTGAGATCTACCATACGGGATCTGGTTCTTATATACAAAACAAGACAGGTACTTTATTTATAGGATCTAATTATGATGACGATGATGGAGGAGATATTCGGATACAACCTAAATATGGTGAGAACAGTATTGTTGCGTTGGATGATGGAGCCGTAGAACTCTATTGCGATAACGTCAAAAAAATAGAAACCACGTCAACTGGCGTTGACGTTACAGGTACAGCAGTTGTTGATGGGATAACAATTGATGGTGCTTATGAACAAGTAGCGGAAGCAGTAGGAGCGTTAGAGATTGATTGTTCTACTGGGAATTACTTCACAAAGACGATATCAGGCAACAGTACATTTACCTTTGCTAATCCAGCTGCTTCAGGTTCGGTGACATCCTTCACTTTGGAATTAACACACTCAAGTGGTACCATTACATGGCCAGCAAGTGTAAAATGGAATGCAGATACAGCTCCGACATTGACCGCCGGTAAGACTCATTTATTTATGTTTGTTACGGATGATGGTGGTACAAGATATAGAGGTTCTGCTCTTGTTGACTATGTGAACTAGACATGGATTTACAAACACAACGCTTGATACAAGGAGCAGCTGGAGCAGGTGGGGATAAGGTCTACGTCGATGATCTATTTAGCACGTTTTTATATAAAGGAAATGGATCGGTTAGATCAATAAATAATGGTCTTGACTTGTCTGGTGAAGGTGGGTTGACATGGATAAAAAACAGAGATAATGCGGCTGGTCATATGATATTTGACACAGTAAGGGGAGCTGGTAAGTATATAAAGACTAATTCAACATCAGCAGAAGCTAATGACGCAGGCAGGCTTTCTGCTTTTAATAACAATGGATTTAGTTTAGGAACTGAAGCGGCTGTAAATGATTCCAGTTATCAATGGTCCTCATGGTCATTCCGCAAGGCACCTGGGTTTTTCACCATAAAAGAGTATTCAGGGACAGGTAGTGCTCAGACTTTGACCCATGATTTGGGTAGTGTTCCAGGTTGCATAATGATAAAACGTCTTGATGCAGCTACTTATGACTGGGCGGTTTATCATAGTGCGTTAACGGCTGGTGATTATCTTAAACTTAACGATGTTGGTGCGGCAGCATCTGGGAACAATAGATTCGACCAGGGTGCTCCAACTGCTACTAACTTTGCAATAGGCACAAGTAGTGATGTTAATGCTTCAGGTGGTGAATATATTGCGTACATTTTCGCAGGAGGTGAGTCCACAGCCGCTACTGCACGGTCTGTTGTTTTTGATGGTAATGATGAATTGACTATTGCTAGTAGTTCAGATTTTGATCTTGGTAATACTTTTACATGGGAGTTTTGGATAAGACAAGATGAAGCCAATGCTAATTGGCGTATACCTTTTAGAAGAGATGGTGGTGATTATTACTATATCCAAGTTGATCAAAATGGAAAGTTACAGTGGACTACAGATGATAATAAAAATTGTGATTCAGCAAATGGAGCTGTTCAAAGAGGTCAATGGACGCACTGTGCTTTTGTTGCAAATAGTGGAACAGGTCAGTGGTATGTAAATGGAATTGCAAGTGGTGCACCTCATACAGGAATAACAGGAGATGGATATTCTGGTAATTTAATAATAGGTGGATGGGGTGATAATAGCTCTTACTATATTAATGCAGCACTATCAAATGTAAGAATAGTCAAAGGAACAGCAGTTTATACAACAGCGTTTAGACCACCAACAGAGCCATTAACAAACATATCGGGAACTGTACTTTTATGTTGCAACAATAGTTCAGTAACAGGAGCAACAGTTACTCCTAACACGATTACTGCTACTTGGGGTACACCAACAGCATCAACAGATAGCCCCTTCGATGGCCCTGCTGCATTTACCTTTGGAGATGCAGGGGATCAAAACGTAATCAAGTGCGGTGGCTGGACAGGAAATGGATCGACTACAGGTCCAGTGATTGATTTAGGTTGGGAGCCACAGTGGATATTAATAAGAAATACTGATCTCACTCATGAACCTTGGATGATTTTAGATAGTATGAGGGGGATTCCTACTGGCGGAAATGTTGTATACCAAGAAGTCAATAGAAACGTGGTAGAAGATACTGGCGGAACTTTCCTAAATCTAACTCCAACTGGTTTTAAATTGACACATGGTGATGATAAATTTAATGGAGATGGTCATACCTACATCTACATGGCAATCCGCCGTTCAGATCCGTTGGTACAAAAGCCTCAATTGGCTACGGATGTATTCGCTATGGCTTATGGAAACTCAGGCGGTACAAATCCATCATTCGTTTCTAATTTCCCTGTTGATTTTGCTTTTACTAGACAACCTGCAACAAGCGAAGCTTGGTATACAGCAGCAAGATTAATTCAAGGTAAGTATTTACATCTAAATGATACTGATGCTGAAGCTAGTGCAAGTAATTATCTATTTGATCACAATAACGGTTGGCGTGATGGAAGTGCAATAACGTCTTATCTTAGTTGGAACTTTAAACGCCACGCTGGTTTTGATGTGGTGGCTTGGAAATCTGGAGGTGGTGCAGAGACACATATGCATGGATTGGCGAAGGCTCCAGAAATGATTTGGATAAAGAATAGGAACAGTACAACTAATTGGAGGGCAGGTCATAAAGGATTGAACGGCGGCACAAATCCTTGGACGTATGGATTAACTCTTAGTTCAGATGGTGCAGAATTTGAAGAAGTAGGAACATTTTGGGATGGTGTAGTTCCTGGTGCAACATCCTTTAGAACTGGTAGTTCGTCTAATGTTGGTGGTACGTCAGGTGATGAATATATAGCCATACTCTTCGCCAGCGTTGACGGCATCAGCAAGGTTGGTTCATATTCTGGGTCTGACTCTACTAAAAATATAACAGACGTTGGTTTCCAGCCTAGATTTCTTATTTTGAAAAATATTACTACTGGTGGTGAAGGCTATAATTGGTATGTTTTTGACACGACAAGAGGATGGGGTTCAGGTGCTGATAAAGCTCTTATGCTTGATGATAATGCTGCTCAATTAACTTCAACTGATTATGGTGCTCCTACTTCAACAGGTTTTGATTTAGTAGGTAATAAAGGTGGTACTAATGACGCTGGACAAACATATATATATTATGCCCACGCCTAATTATGTACTTGAATAATTAACTCCTTTAGAATTATATGTATCTAATTTGAAAACATGACTGAATATCGTAAGAAATCCGACGGAACATTAGTAGTTGGTGCTTCTGCTTTTAAAAATTTATTTCCTAATACAAGTTTTCCAAAAGTACTCGATGAAGCTTTAGTTAATAGTTTTGGTTATGATTGGGTTTATGACGGTGCTCAACCATCTACAACACCTCCTTACGAGAGTGTAGTTAGAGAAGGAGTAGAACAAGTTTCTGGTAGATGGCAAACAAAATATAAAAAAGGACCTACTTTTATAGATACTAAAGATGATTCTGGAAATGTAACTTCTACAGCAGCTCAAAATGAAACTGCTTATAAAGCTCGTGTTGACAGTGATATAGCTATAGGAAAGAGATCAGAGCGTGATCGATTATTAAAAGATAGTGATTGGACACAATTGGCTGATAAAGGTGGATTAGCTGATTCCAAAGTTACAGAGTGGGTTACTTATCGTAAAAGCCTTCGTGATTTACCTACTGCTAGTGGTTGGCCTCACACACATACCCTTCCAACGAAGCCAAGTTAAGGCTCTATAGATTAGCCACTTTAGAATAGAAAAAATAATTCGTAGTTGTATAACTAAATGGCCTACATTGGAAGACAGCTGGCACGAGGAGAGAATAGACTCTTCGATGATATATCTAGTAGTTTTAACGGAAGTACTACAGCTTTCAACTTAACTATCTCGACGGTTGCTACAGCGGCTGCCACTCCATACCAACTCTTTGTGAGTCTTGGTGGGGTGATGCAGAAGCCCAATACAGACTATACGGTTGCAGGTAATCAGATAACCTTTACTACAGCTCCGGCAGCGGGTCTTTCCTGCTGGATCATGATGCAGGGTGACACAATTGATCAGGCTGCTATTCCAGATGCGTCAGTAACTCCTAGCAAAATTTCTGGCAGTAATTTCGCATTTACAGGGGACATTAGGTTAAAGGATGGTGACGGTTCACATTATGTAGGTTTTGCAAGCCCAACGACTGTAGCTGCTAATAAGGTATGGACTCTCCCTGCGGCTGATGGAAGTGCTTCGCAATATTTACAGACAAACGGTAGTGGAGTTTTAGCTTGGTCAACAGTATCAATAGGTGGTGCAACAGGAATTGATTTTAACGACAACGTCAAGGCTCGTTGGGGAACTGGAAATGATCTAGAGATATTTCATAATGCCTCTAATAGTGTTATTAATGACGCTGGTACTGGAGACTTATTACTACAAGTAGGTGGTTCGACTAAAGCAACTGTATCGTCTACAGGGTTTGGAGTAACAGGCGCATTAACTGTTTCTACGAATGCCACGATTTCAGGAAACCTCACAGTTTCGGGGACTACCACCACGGTGGATTCTGTCACCCTTAGCGTGAAGGACAAAAATATCGAGATGGGTGTTGTTAGTAGCCCATCAGATACGACTGCCGACGGAGGGGGCATCACGCTTAAAGGTGCCTCAGATAAGACAATAAATTGGATTAATTCTACAGACGCTTGGACTTTTTCTGAGCATATAAATATTGCTTCTGGTAAAAAATTAGGAGTTGGGGGAGCTAATTATGGTACATCTGGACAAGTTCTTACATCTGGTGGTAGTGGTGCGGCTCCTAGCTGGGCTGCTCTTCCCCCTGGAGGCAACACCTTTAGCGCAGTAGCTAACGGATCGATTGCTAATAATAAAGCAGTTAAGGTTGATACAGATGGCAAAGTTAGTGAGATAACAGAAGCAGTAACTTCAGCAATGACTAGTGCTGGTGCTAGTGATTTTAGTACACACCACGGTCCTACTGGTCAGTGGCAGTCTACTGTTAGTGTGGCTGATGACAAAATTATTTTCTCCAGGCAAGTAGGTAATGATATTAAAGTAGGTGTTTGGACCTTATCATCAGGTGGAAGTGCAATAGGCAACGTATCAACAGTGTCAGAAGTTACTGCTAGCACTGGATCTAGTAATGGTTTTACACGTCTGTGTAAAGTTGCTGATAATAAATTCTGCCTTGTCTGGGGACAATCAGGAACAATTAGTGGTAATAACAGTCCTATCTGGGCAAGAGTTGCTACGGTAAGTGGTACAACTATTACTTGGGGTACTGCTGTTATAGTATCTGCTCTCTGTAGAGTAAATGAAGCTGGTAGAACATCTATATTATATGACCCCGATGAAGAGAGAGTAGTTGTTACCTTCGTAAAGGATGAGAGTAGTGTCTACAATCTAAAAGCAGTAGCTTTATCTATTTCTGGAACAACAATAACTGTAGGTACTCTATCAAGTGCTCTAACTGATGCCTGCCAATTCGTTGATACATGTTATGACACTACGAATAACAAGGTACTTTGTATTTTTACACATACTGGTTATGGTCATAAGGCTTATATAGCTTCTCTAACTATTAACGGCAACAATGCTCCTACATTTGGTTCGTTCGTTGCGGCAAATGATATGAGTTCTAGAACGCCATCAATAGATTACGATCCTAATCTAAATAAATTCTTATATGGATATAGAGCAGGTAGTGGTTCATCAAATGAAAGGCTATGTGCAAATTTTGGATCTTGTAATTCGTCTGGTGTCATCTCTATTCAAGGTGGAGATACAAATCATACACAAATAAATAATACAAATACATCAACCACAGAAGCTTGGCTTCAGATTATTTATGATGATTTTATAGATAAGTTCCATTGGGTATGGAGAAGTCCTGGTGAAGGCTCTGGACAAATCTATCATAACTATATAACAATACCTTCATCAGGTAATTCACTAACTGTTCCAACACGAACCACTCTAAATACTGTTGCTACGCCTACTAATTTCTCTCAGAATTTTACTAAATTTAATGACCATTATTGGATATTATCGTACAGGAAAAATTCTGGGTCATCAAATGTTGGAGGCACTACAGGTTGGTTATATAAAATAACTGCAACTTCAACTAACTTAGCTAATGCTTATCAATATGTAGGATTTGCAGATCAAGCTTATACAAACGGTCAAACTGCAACAATCAAAACATTTGGCAATACTGTTGATACTTTATCAGGTTTAACTCCTGGTACTAGATATTATGTTAGAAATGATGGGACTGTAGGAGCATCTCAATCACCAGATACAATGGCTGGTGTAGCTATTAGTTCCTCTAAGATGATAATAAAAGCATATCAGTAAATGGAAATCCCATTCATATAAATGATCAACCTTAGAGATAAAATTATTAAATCTCTCCTAGCTCATGCCAATGGAGAGATACAGATACATCTTGCAAATGTTGAAATTTATTTAAATAATCCCGCAGGTATTGGAGAACATTCTGATATAACGGGAGCAATACAGGAAGAGTTAGATCAGGTGGCTAAATGGGAGGATCAGATATCGGTTATTCAGAAGTATTTAAAAAGTTCAATGACAACTAGTTAATTATCGAGTATAAATAAGATATACGTCGATAATAAATAGTCGTGGCATTAACTAAGCAAGTTGAACAAGCATTATTAGATGCTCAAGATGATTTAAGAAGTGCTCTAGCTTTCTCAGCAAGAGCAGAGAAACCTTATGTCAGTAAGCATATTGCTGATATGTCCTTACGTCTAGATGCTCTGATGGATGTCTCAGATATTCTTGAAAAGATATTAGAAGATTAATCTTTTTCTCCGTATGTACGAGCTTCATAGTGTTCCTGTAACGCTTCTACTATCGTTCTTTTTAGTTCATTACGCTTTTTCTTACCTAAACCAACACTGGAGTCAATCCTGACTTTTAACCAATAGGATACATAAAGAAAGAGGCAGAATGGAATGGCATCAGACCAGCTAATAGCATTCCATGCCTCTACAAAATTTATAAGACTAAAGGTCATCTAAATCAAAACTTGTACTTAGCTCCGATTTTTGTTCCATAAAGGTTGTCATCTTCTTGTGTTAATAGTGAGATTTCACCATAAATTCCAAGTCTTTCTGATGCAGCAATGTCACCGCCAAGCTTTCCAGATAGACGTGTTTCACCGTCGCCACCTTCAGGAGCGATAACTGCTGGACCACCTTGTACATAGAAACCATAAGTTTCGTTGCCGCCTTCATAACCAATATGGATATCAGTTACAGATCCTTCATAGTCAGTACCTGTGAAACCAGAGTTAGCTTCAACATTTACATATGTGCCTGCGAATGCAGCTGGAGTAGCTACAGATGCAGTTGTTGCTGCAATAGCAATAAAAGTTTTAATCATGTTTAGTCCCTATATAAGGAATGAGAGTAATTACCTAGTAAGGCTAACATCCCAAAACCTAGACACTGCAAGGGTTTTGCCTATGCCAATTTATTTTCTGGCAGTATTGTAGGGGAAGAAGTGTGCTTTTGATCGGAACTCCGAACCACTAAACCTTTAATAAATGGTCTTCCTTTCTTGGTGAAATGATAGATGTTTTTGAGCGATAACTGGTTTTTACAGCAATCAAGAAGTAGAGATATAAATCGTTTCTGGCCTACAGGTTTTGACCCCGTATCTTCACAGAAGGAACAGTAGCTCGCATAGAGATGGAAGCTGCTATTACAATATCTTTCTTTTGCATCTTTTGCTGCAGGGATTTTCTTACCTACAGATGAAACGGCGTCAGGATCATGAACAACTTCGGACTGGAGCCATTCAACTAGGTTGTTACTATTCAATAGAATTTCATTCCTAACCTTCTTCAATGAAGGTACTTTTTCGTAAGTATCAAGAAGATATTCTCTCATTTCTTCAGTACTCATTTGTAAAACCCAGTTAACTAACCCAGGTAAATAATTCTTCCATAAGCCCTTTACCACTCCATTCTCCATTTTTATCATCTCTTTTGCCTCAGAATTTTTATCCCATAACGAGCGATTAAACTCCACGGTTAAACGGCGTCTAGTTAAGCCAGAGGTGTTATCAGTTGTTTGGATTGGTTCATTGGCGCAAACCATGACCATGCCGGTATATACGAATGGCTCACCTACATTTTTATTTTTTTCTTCAAAGCGAAGATTATCCCCTCCAGTAAGTGCTTTAAAGATCTGTGCAGAGCCTCCGTAACGCTCTGAGTCGTTGATAAGGGTTAGTCGCTTACCTTTTATCGATGCGATCTCAAAACGGCTTTGTTCGAGCTGATTGAGGGTAGTACTTGCATAATTCCCATTACCAACTAAAGAGCAACATAGATTTGCGAAAGTAGATTTACCACGTCCTCCTGGCCCAATGACTTCAAGGAATCTCTGTAGTTCGTGTCCCTGACCTACTAAGCAAGCTTTCAACCATGCTCTAAGAACTTGAACTCTATCCTCATCTCCATACTGAGTTCTTTTTAGCCATTGAATTATTGGTCCTGGATTTGCATGAGGGTCATAATCAAAATCAAGTCCCCATGTTAGAAAGTGTTCGGGATCATGATCTAGGAATTCTCCTGTACTCATTTCTAGGACACCATTATGGAAAGCAAGTCTGTCAGGATCATCATCCCAATAGGTGTGAGTGATATACGCCTGAGTTAGGTTAACTACGTCACCGATCAGATGAGATGTAAAGCCACCTGGCGTAGGAATATTTTCCCTTAAAAATAGGTCTTGTACGAAGTGTCTATATTCATGTTTATATTCTTCTCTTCTCCATGTACCTTTACTGCTTTGATAGAACATAAAGGTATCAAATTTAGGATCGTATCTCCATCCACATTCGATTACCATTTGAGTAACGAACTCTGCAAGTTCTGAAGCAGGAGGAGTTTTAGGTCTGCTTCTTCCTTTTACTTTCTCTTTTATTTCTTCCTCTTCTTTTTTAGAAGGGGTTCCCATAATTGCTTTTATAGCACTATTCATAGTTTTCTCGGCAAACTCAGGACTATCATTTTTAAATAGTTTTCTAGCTTTTTCAGCTAATACATCGGCGGCTTCAACTACAAAACCACCTAGTTCTACATATCCATCTTCCTTTGCCTTAGCCCTAAGAGTATGGATACCTGCACCATTTTCAGGAGCCGGACCACCTTCTTGGCGTTCAAAAGTACCCCATTTCTGTTCGCAGACACCTTCTTGGAAGTTATCAGCCTGTGCTGACCAGCCAATCCATTCCTTTAAAAGACTTTCATCTATTTGATGTAAGGCTGCTCCTACAGTTATCCATTCTTCATAATCGACACAACGGTCTTCGCTTAGATGATCTAAATAAAGCTTTGCTTCGTTTAGAAGTTCTTCCTGTTGGTATTCAGAGCCTTCTTCATAACTGAGATTTATCTGTTGAGTTACTACCCCTTGTTTAGGTGTTTTTCTAAATTTTGTAGTGGGATGTGCCTTTGCAATTGCTTTATATAACCACTCAGGTAATTCAGGAGGATTTTTCGCATACTCAAAACCACCATGAGAAGTTGTGAAATATCCTTCAGTCTCTGGGTGACTGCCCATAATGGCACCTTGCCTAGACCTAAACAGGATTTCAAAGGCAGGTATACCTATTTTTATTGTTGCTTTATCTGGTAATAAGGATAATTTTGAAGCGGGAATACTATAAAGCATTCGTTGTCTTCCTTCTTTTCCCGATGAGATAGTTAAAGTAGGAGGAAAAATCGCTGAAAGTGGTGCTCCAGCTAGCTTTTCGAGTTCTGGAATTCCTTCTGGTCCATCAATATCAACCCATAAAAGACCACCTGCGTTGGACCATTGACCTGTAATTAAACCTATGCCAGTTGCTTTTCCTTCTTCTAATTCATCTTTAATTTGATCAATCGTATATGGTTGGGACGTCCAGCCAGCAAGATAAGCCCTTTTCTCACGTAATGGCGTAAGAGCCCAATCTTTAGGTATCAGGTCGAGGTTAATCTCGCCAGCCGTGGTTTGGTAGTTAGGTTGTTTTTCTTGTGGAGCAGTAGGCACAGTTTTGTCTCGTTCGCGTAATAAGATGTTGATACCAGATTGAGGTTAGCGGTTTTTACCTATTTAGCCAGTTTTTTATCCTAAACTTTTTCTGTATCTCTAATTTATAAGGAATTAATCTGTCTTTTTATCCTCGTTTACGGCATCCATTTCTAATTTTTCAGCTTCTTGAGCAGGGAGTATTTCTGTGTAATATTTCTCGACAGCATCAAGCCATTTCTCTTTATATTTTTCGATTGTTGAACTTTGTATAACAAAGACTTGAACGGTTTCCCGTGTTGCCACAAAGGTCATAATCAATTCTGGTTTTATATTTACTGTGTGTTCCAGAGCTAGGGCATAGGCTGCCATCTGCATTTGACATTTTGAATATTTCATGAAACCTGCTCTCTTCATCCCATACAAATTTTTAGGGGTATCTGAGCCAGGCCAACGAGCAAAGTAGGGACCATTACTTGTTTTTAGGTCTCCCAGTACAACTTTACCTTTATATTCAGCAACGATATCTGGAGTACCTGCCCATCCCCAGTTTTTTTCTTTATTTCTTCCGGGATGCCATACGCGAGAGACACCATCCCCTCCAACTACCCATGAGAAATCATCAGGATTAGCAGGATTTTCTGCCCATACAATTTTTTCTAATTTTTCTAAATTTTGAGGTAAACCATTCCAAAAATCTGCAATTTCAGGATCATTAATTTGAGGATCTGTATCTTTTCCTAATAGAAATTCTTCCATTAGAGAGTGTACTTTTGTTCCTCTAGCAGCGGCGGCTTCTCTTCCTCCTGGATTCTTTTTTGCCCAACGTTCTAAAGCAGCTTTACTACCTGAAGTAGCTGAAAGAATAGTAGTTACTGAAGGTAATGCGCCATATGGAGTTTTATAATGTCGAGATCCATCAATAGTGAGACGTGTGTCACCTTCAGAGCGATAATCCAAGAAGTCTTTATATCAGCTCTAAGGAGAATAACCTTACTTAATCTTGCTCAACTCGTAGGTTCTACGGTAACTAAGTGTTTTTTAGCCTCATCCATATCGTTAAAGAATTTACAGCTCCCTGTATAGCAACTTAAGTAACGTTCAAAGGTACTTTTTCCTCCAGTTAATGGGTATTTATGGACAGTACCTCCTTGAGGAGTTGTTAGAACTAACTCTGGTTTTTTCATCATCAGGATGTTGGTGTTTTTCTATTCTATCTCTAATCGTGTTCTATTTCTGGAGGACGTTCTTCAGGATTTGTATTGAAACAATTGTCGATTCTTTGCGCAAACTGCATGTTTTGGAACTTACCTACATGTGCTTGAATTCGTGCATGGATATCAAAAGCAGATTTAATTGCATCTTCAGGACCAATCATTAACTTTGAGTTAGCAAGTAGACCTGCGGTCAAAATACAAATAGAGAGTTCCTGTGGGTTATTAACAAAACCTCTAAGTGATTTTCCATTATCTGTGAAAGATGAAATCAGAAAATCTAGATGATCAAGATTTGGATCGGGAGTGGAGCTTTCGGGCATAATTAGTCATCAAAATTGTGAATGTGATATAAAGCTATAGTATTCCTTTTTATTACAGGGTCCAATAGCCCCTCATCTTTCAATGCATGTATACGGCGTTGAATAGTTCTATGATTGCGTCCAAATTTTTTAACGACTTCAGTAATTGGTATAAGTACAAGATGTTTCCCCTCGAACTCTGTAGAGATTTCGAGTAGGTAGTTATGAATGTCTTTTGCAAGGTCATCCATAAGGTTTGTCATTAATGGCCTTACCATTATTTGCTTTCCAAATTTAGTACAGGTTAGATTCTACGGTTATCTCACTCCGTTTCTTTTCCTTTTTTTCCTAATTGTTGATTATATTTTTCAACTCCATTTTTTGCTGTCTGTAGATCCATTGTCCAGCAAGGCTCCCAATCGTGAATTTTACTAGGGAATTTGTAGAGTACATGACCAGTATTACCATGTTTTAGGGCTTTAATTTCATAGCCAGCAAACATTAGGGACTCCAGTATTTCAGAAGGACCACCACGGTATTTCAGTTTCTTTTGAGTTCTCACTATTAAAGGGCGACAACAAGAATAGATTATCCCCTCTAAACCAAGATCAAGACTTATCTATCAAATGGATTTGGATCAATGTAGTCAACTTTTTTGCAAACACATGGTTCAGTTTTTTTATGAACTCTGTTGCAATCAGGGCAAATTATTTTTGTAGTCGTATTTTCTTCAGTCATTTTTAGATTTTCGATGGCAGTTAATCTTAGCTTGGCTCTATATGCCTTTCTTAATTCTCTTTCTCAATCTATAAGCTAATGAGACTCTTTTTACTAATTTAGCTGGGGAGGGGCCATTTTCTGGAAAATCTTCCATAATTTCTCTCATCCTTTCTTTATCTGGTAAATCTTCAATCTCCTCTTGAATAATTTTATTATTAAAAATTCGTTTAATTATTGTGCTTTTCTTCAGTCCAAATGTTCGTTTTTCTTTATCATTCCATAAATCAAAGTTAGAGATTAATTTGGAGCGTACTGCTTTAATTGTGGCTTGATACTTATTACCAGTTGGTTTTGAGCTTATTAACCTTTTCTCATATGCCAATTTAATTATGTTAATAATGTTTTCTCTCTTCTTTTTCCAGTGTTCTTGATTTGTTTTTAGCTCTGAAATCTCCTGTTCTAAATTATCAACCTGTTTATCACACTCTTTAATAACTCCGATTATTGCATCGAATTTTGATTCTTCTCTGGTTTTAAGAGAGTCCCATATATAGATTAATTCTTTTTTTTCATCCTCTTCAACTTCTGGAGAATTAAGAAGAAAATCTATTTGTTGACCATGTTCCAACAACTGTAAATAGGTTGCTTTATCGGCCATTATCTTCCTTGACCTCTATATTTTTTCTTTCTTTTCCATTTGTAAGAGCCATTTTTACGTCTCCCATTACCTATTGAAGTCTTTTTAGGATATGCTTCTATTGTTCGTTGACCATCATTCCATCTAGATTTTGCCATTAAGTCTTATTCTTCCTGCGTAAATTGTAGTGTTTATACCGTTTCTGTCAATCAGGCTAGGTAGACTGGTTTATATAAGATAGGTGCTTATGAAAGAATTTCGGATTACAGAAATAGCTTTTGATGCTTCTGATACAGCTCCCACACTGGAAGATGAATTCACAATGGAATCTATTTCACGTGAATTACTATCAATTAGAGATCCAGAAAAGTTAAGAATGGCTGCAATAAACTTATTAATGATTACTATGCAACGTCAAGCAATAATACGTGGATTGTGTAAGCAATTAGCAAAGGGTGAGACGTCTGGTATGGTCACGAAATCTCACAGTAATTAACTATTGAATCCAGCTAAACAGCATAGAAAATTGGTAAAGCTTGCAACTAAAGCAGAAAGATGTACTTCTAGAAAACAAGCAAAAGAGATCATAAAAAAAGCGGAGAAGACTCAGTTAAAGCTCTCCGCTAATTATTTAGATTTAAAAAAGACTTAGGTCAGTCCACCAGCAAGCGCACCTGCCTCATCTCTTTCTCCAAGAGTAGTTGCAGGAAGTACAGGGTTAGTAATATCTACCCCTGGTTTGAGAGCATGGAAACCGATCTCCTTCTCACACTGCTTGAAGTATTTGTTGGCGTATACCTCTGGTGGGCAACTTTCCCATACTTCTTCAAGATGATCAATATCGGCTGCTTTTTTAGGCCAGAAGTTTAGGATATTATCCTCATCTGGAATTTCCCATGACTCTGGGACAGCAATATCAGATTTTCTCTTGTCACCATATTTTTCACTACCAAAGGTAGGTGTCCATATGACAGAGGAGCACATTTTTTCACCAAAGCCTTGTGCTGCTTTGTCCCCAGTGTGATTAGCGTAGGCAGTTTCCAGTTGTTCTAGGAACTGTGAATACTTTTGGCATAGAAGTCTTGCAGCTCCACCATGGATAGAGAGGATTAAAGGCTTCTTATGAACAGGAGCACCTTTTGCATCTACTAGATAGCAGAGAACTAGGCGTCTTCTTCTATATGGAACTGGCTTATCTGGGTTTCTTTCTTTCCATGTATCCCAGAGGTGATTCATGTCTCCGTAGAGACCTTCAATAGCACCTTTTTCTTCGCTGTTTTCAACGAAGGTAGGATCATCTTTATAACCACCACGTAAAATAATTATTCGAGGGGTGCGGAATAAAATACCTTCCTCTATTGCGCCACCACCAAATTCTTCTTCGGTGTGTTCAGCATCAGGGAATTGTGACGGTTTTCCAAACCATCCACAACGATCAGCATGTGTGTCCTTCAGGAATATCCCAGGATCTTTTCTTCTGTTAAGGATTAGAAGCATACCAAGTTCACGCATTTGACGTGGGTATTTTTCAGTGTCCTTAAAACGGTCTAATACAGACATAAGTAGTTCAGAGTGTTCAGTTAGGTTGGGCTGGATCTACCAGCGTTACAAGGTTATCAAAAGGGAATCCCGTCATCAACCTCTTTTGTTTTCTTAGGAGCAGGATTGGGTTTAGCAATTGCTTGTTGATGGGGAGAATCAGCAAAGTGTTGAGGTTCCTTTTTAGTTGCCTCATAGTCTTTTAAAGCCTCATTAACTTTTGCCTCTAGATCTTCGGTCTTTTTATTTTTACCAAAGAAGGAGTATTGAGAGGCTCTAACTCTAATTTTATAATTGTGCCTTGTGACATTATCTTTGCCAGTCCAGCATTCAAATTTAAGAGTACCGCCCATAGCCACTTGACGACCTACGAAAAGGAATTTTTTCATCCTCTCTGCATCATCCCTCCAACTCTCGATCCTGAAACCAAGGCTGTCTTGCCAAGTGTGGCCAAGAGTCTTTTGTGGTGGAGCTTGACACATTAAACCGAAGTTAAATGCATCTTCTCTATATTGTTCACCAATGAAACCAACGCCTCCTGCTAAGTAGACTTGATTAATTGCTGTACTTGTAGGTACCGCTTGTATTGGTTGTGTAGGTACCAGATACATTTTCCCATCTTCATGGGGGTATAGGCGACCATTAACTAGCAGAGTTGTATTAGGTTCAAAGACACCAGCTGCACAGGTATCACCAGCTGCAAAACTAGGTAATACAAATAGAGGAATAGGAATCGGTTTTTTACCAGTACCTTCTATTGCAAGGCGCATAGTCCGAAGACCACTCGCAGTGGTGTCGTCTCCTGTGTAAACTGCTGCCGCTGTAATTAAATTCATAATTCAGTTTTAAGAGACTTCGATAGACGAGATTTAAGTATCGTGTGAATCTTATCTAACTGTTCGTCAGCAAGATTTCTGAGGTCGTTATAACCTCGTTCTAGATCGATGAGTTCTGTGGTGGAAATTTCATCAGGTTTTTCAGCGTGAGGTGGCATGGCAGTTATAACAGCAGGATTAGTGTACTAGGGTAACTTAAAATAGCAAGAGATCTTTACTTAGAGATAGCAGATATGACATTTGGTGGATTCGGTCCAATAGGTACTTACAGAGGAGGATCAGTTATGGAACCTATAGATATATATCGAGGAGGAGCGACGGTAGTACCACTACCTTATGAGGGAGATATTGCAGGAGGGCCAGCATTATTTCCTATAAAAAAGGATTTTCCAGGTGAAGTAAGAGGTGTTATTAGAGGTGTGCAAGGTTCGGATAGAAACAATTTTTCACGACCTTATGGAGGTATTAAGAAAGCTGGCTTAGATGATATTTTCAGTTCTTTATTTGATATTGCTAGTACTGGTGATGTAAGGAAAGAGGATTATGACAATTTACAAAAACAGTATCAAAGAGAATATGATGATTATACGGACCCTAAAGGTTTAGATCCTTTTTCTCCTCCGATAGACCTTGCAGCAGGAAGATCAGGTTTTTCAACTCCTTATGCGGATAAACAGTATCAAATTGAAAAATATTTAGAAAATATTAGAAGATTGAAAGAAAGAGGTCTTCTAGGAGGAGTTAAAACAGCTTTGAATCAAGGTCCTAGTACTCCAGTAAAATATTATCCTGATTTAAATCAAGGACAGGGGGGATATATGCCACATATGGGAGGAACATATCCAGCAAATGTCAGACCTAAAAGAGGTTTTGTTTAGCTTGGTGGATTAAAGGTAGAACTTCTGTTTCTACTTTATCTGCAATTTTATCGATAATACTTATATCAATATCTAGGAAAGGCGGGATAATTCCAAGCAGTCTTAATGTGCCATCTAGGAATAATGCTAAGCAGATAAATCCAAGAATCATACTAATAATTGTTGCCTTGAAATTGTGCTCTGCCATTGAAGCTTCGTCTATTGCTCTAGCTTCTTCAACAGCAGCTGCAACCATGGCATCTACTTCAGTTTTAGTATAAAAATCACCTAAGAAAGGTATATCGTGTTTATCCATATTTATATTTTTGAGGATTTTTACTCAAGGAGTTTTTAGTACAAGATGAGTTAAAGTTTTGAAATGAACACACATGACTCAGTCGAGAATTATTTTGAATGCGTTTCTCATTGCTACTTAGATGAGAATGAAGAAACATGCCTCAACGTATGCGTGGAGAGGTTGAAAGAGGATCAATTTGGATCACACTCTGCTTAAATGATTCTGACATTTCTCTATAACCAGTCCCGACATAAATTTGACCGGCGACTACAGACGCTGACATTAAACCCCAGAAAATGTAGTACCAAGAAGATTTGATTTGATGCATTCTGTTTTTCATTTAGTGAGTTTCCATCCAATTTTTACCTTCTTTGGCCTCACCTGTTAACGGACATTTTAAATCAAAAAATTCTCCAGCCTTTTGGAAAGATTTAATAGCTAGGTCTTTATACACGGAAACGTGTTGAGGTTTAACTAGTGCTTGAATTTCATCGTGGATGTGAGCAACAAAGGCAAAATGACAGCCCCACTTGAGACCTGCTAGATGTAAGTCTCTATAGAGAATGCAGGTAGCTTTTTTTACTGCAATTGCACCAGTTGATTGTAGTAACTGATTCAATGCACTATGGCGAGATCTTATCTGTAAATGTCTACCATCTATTCCAGTTAAGTAACCACGTTGAACTACTCTTTCGTCAACTTTATCTTTTAATTTTTTAATTGCAGGTAAATTTTTATAGAAAGTATCAATAGTATCTCTGCCTAATTGCTGCTGTTCATGTTCACTTAGAGAGAAATCTAAAATAGTACCTAACTTTTTCGCTCCAGCCCCATAAAGTACTGCATAAATCATAGTCTTTGCAAGCTCTCTGGTCTTTTTATCTATATCACCTTTTCCGTCAAATATTCCAAATAATTTTGCATTATGTGTATGTATATCGAAGTCATCGGTACTAACTAATTTGGCATACTCTCCACCATCGAAGTAAGCGAGCTGAGCACCTAATGCACGTAGTTCTAATCCACTAGCATCAGCACCAACTTGAACCCATCCAAAGGGCGCATAGAACAGAGCACGGCACTCTGCACCGTAAGGTTGACCAACTCGCGGAATTTGAGCCACATTGGGACCCCGGTGGGAACATCGGCCCGACACACAGGCGTTGGTGATAACTGAGCCATGTATCCTTCCATCTTTAAATTTTTGACTATGTTTTACCCACGCTTCTTTACCTTCAGATATTTGTCCAAGTCTTTTATTTAATAGTTGGTATTCAGCTAGAAGAGCAGCTTCCGAATATTTTTTACCGAGGATTTCCAATACGTCATCATCAAGTTTTGTATTACCTTTTTCCGTGGTACCGAATACGATTTCTGGGTATCTCCCAAGTAGTCGCTCGGCAGTCTGTTTTCTCGAAGCAGGGTTAAATACTGTAACTTTGCTCTTAAGTTTTTTTCCTGTCTTCTCTGAAATTCTTTCCTCTGTAATTGGTGGAAAAGTTTCTTGAAGCTGATCATCGATTTCTGCCCTTCTTGTTTTCAGTGTATTAACTAAAGCGAATGCTGCCTTTTCATTAAAAGGAAAACCAAAATTTTCCTGTAATGCCATGATAATTGCAAAACTATGTTCCAATTCATAGCAAGTAGGTTCTAATTCCTGTGTTTGAAAGTAGTTATACAGTTCCAGCGATACTAAGGTGTCATTTTCACAGTACTTTTGCATTTCGGGTGTCCATTTATCCCATTTATCGGCCCCATCTTCTACTGGGAAATCCGATTTATTAACATTTAATCTTGCTCCCCATGCTCCTAGAGAATGTTTACCTTTATATTTTGGATCTATATGAGAAAATTTTTGTTCATCAACTGGTTCCATCTCTGGCCAGAGGACACGACTCATAATTAGCGTGTCACAGAGGATGCATTTTTTTTTCCTAGTCAGAGTTGGATATACAGCTTTTAATGCTCTTAGATCAAAATTGATTCCATTATGGAAGACAAGTAGATCTGCTTGACTGATTAGATGTAACCCATTTTCAATAGGTTCATATCCTTCTTGATCTGCACAACTAATAACATCTCCAGTATCAATATCTCTCAGCACCAGACTATGAACTCTGTCCAATTCATGGAGCAGACCATTTGTTTCACAGTCAAGTACGTATCGGAGCATGCTTTACTTGCAGTGCTTAAGCAGCTTAGCGATATTCACTATATCAAGATTACTAGTTAAGTCATTCTTTTTGAAACGTTCGTAAAGATTTTTGATGGAGGTTAGATCTTTTAGACAGAGTGCTCTCTCTAAACTATTAGATTCTTTAATGTCAACAAGCTCAATTGCTCGTTTTCCTTTTGATAGGCACAACACCTTCAAAGTGTCGGGATCGTAGAGGACATATCCAATTTGCATGGCCTAGTCCTTAATTGCGTCATGATTAGGAATAGCTCTCATGAGAAAGATATCTAATGCAACATGTAGAAGGAGAGGAACCATTTTAAATGCAGGTTCTGGAAGTCCACCAAATAGGGCTGCTAACTTATCACTTAGATCAGTTCTGTGTAGATCTTCAAATTCCACAGCTAGCATGTTTGCAACATTCAAAAAGAAGTCCATCGGCTCTTCATCTTGATGTTTTAGTTGTTCAACTATTTCCCATAGTTGCTGATCTGTCTGAATCAGTTTTAAAAGTTCTTCCACAATGACGCATCGAGTACGCCGCAAGTTTACAAGCTCTAAATTTTGTGTTGATGATTATTTATGCAAAGTTTTCTTGGAACCAGTAGAAGAATACGATTGTGGTTTCTATATATGGAATATTGCTTTTGCTATTGGTAAGACAAATAGGCAACTAAATGATTGGTATCGCATGAGAAAAAACAAACGTGCTCGTTCGCTAAAAGGTAAATTAACGGGTCGAATTGGATTAAAAGCTTTACGTAAAGGTTATGAGGAAATATTGAAAATGAGATGGCGAATAGAGCCAGGTGATGCTTTATCTGCTGTTTGCACATCGAAGGATTCAGAAAAACAATTTTGGGCATTTCGTCGATGGATTAAAAGACATCCAGAAGTAGGTATTAACTATGCAAATAGAGAATTTATTTGGTATCGTCCTCCTTTTCCTCGTGATCCTGTAAGGAAACAGTTCAAGATTATTCCTGTTGTTCCTCCCGATAAATTGATAAGTACTATGGGGTCTTCTTATTACGATTGTTTTCTTGTTCAGCCAAAAGTTCGAGATAATCCTCTATCCATGGAGCAAATAACTGATCTACTATCCCCGGTTCTAGCCACTGCGCCATTCGTGGAAAAGCCCACTTAAGGGCTGCTCTGGATTCTTCGGTATCTTGTTCTAATAGATCTATTAATACTGCTCCTAGCCATTTACAAGGCTCACCTCTTGGATCTAAATATTTAGTCGATGGTAATAACGATTCTGCGTAATTTCCCTTCAGAGTCTCGTAGTTCGTAGATTTTGAACTCTCCGTCTCCAATTTCGGTATCTATAGCTGTATACAGATTGTACCTTGGTAGGTTGACTCGTCCACAATCGTTTACATATAGATGCGTATGGTCGAGAACTGATATCACACCAGAGTCACTGGATACTCGACCAATTAATTTTGGTTTTGCATTAGTTACCACGACAAGAAGATAGGAAGTGCATCACTCCTATTATACCTATAGGGCTTAGAAGAACAGTGTCAGCCCTAGAGGGAGGTGCAATTTTTACTGTTTCTTGTACCTAGTAAAGAGAGCCTTACCGAGAGATAGCGGTGGGGCTTCTCCCCTCTAATAATCTTAATATTTTCTTAACAGTTAATGTATCCGCGCAAACGGTATAAATTGCTACGGAATGAGTATAGTTATAGTAACCAAACGGAGGACCCTATGAAAGCTCTTACCTACAGAGGAGTTACTTATAGCAAAACCAGTTCTTCGTCTAAGGAACGTGAGGTCCTAAAACGAGTACCAGGTTTGCAACATACATATCGAGGATCGATTTATCATTATGAAGAATCGGATTTAAAAAAAGAATTAGTTTAATTCAATCATTTTAGAGCCTCACTTCGGTGGGGCTTTTTTTATGGATGATTGATAATTTGTTCTATTTCTAATTGTCTATCATGAATCTTTTTAATTAATTCATCACGATAATGTCTGTTTTTAGGAAGGCTAAAGAAAGGGTCTTTGTAGATAATCTTTATAACTTCCTGACGATTTTCGTCAGTCATTGCTTCACTTTTAATACTTGGTAAACAGAGACTAGACAGAACTATTGTTGCGCTCAATAAATACTTTATTTCCATGAGGTCCGTCGATCCAACCTCTGTATAATTATATTAAGCCATCTAAGGCTTTTATATGCCCCAAACCGAGACCATGGGGAGAAGTCTCTCATCTTACAAGTTCAAACCGTACTTTTACTTAAAATGACTTCATCTTCTTTAAAAAGAAGTGGCAGCTTATTGCAAGGATGGGACGAGTTATGTGAATGGGTAACATCAACCAACAATCGTATTTACGTCGGTTGGTTCGGAGTCATTATGATTCCTTGTCTACTTGCAGCAGCAACTTGTTTTATCATTGCATTTATTGCAGCCCCACCCGTTGATATCGACGGTATTCGTGAGCCAGTAGCTGGTTCTTTTTTATATGGAAACAACATCATCTCAGGGGCGGTTGTTCCCAGCTCAAACGCAATCGGCTTACACTTCTACCCAATCTGGGAAGCAGCCAATCTCGATGAATGGCTTTACAACGGTGGACCCTACCAACTCGTTATCTTCCACTTCCTCATTGGTATCTCTTCTTACATGGGACGCCAGTGGGAGCTTAGTTACCGATTAGGTATGCGCCCTTGGATCTGTGTTGCTTACTCCGCACCAGTCTCAGCCGCTTTTGCTGTATTCCTCGTCTATCCTTTCGGACAGGGATCATTCAGTGACGGTATGCCTCTCGGTATTTCAGGCACGTTCAACTTTATGTTTGTCTTTCAGGCGGAACATAATATCCTCATGCATCCATTCCACATGGCAGGCGTGGCGGGTATGTTTGGCGGCGCTTTGTTTAGTGCTATGCACGGCTCACTGGTTACATCTTCACTTATTCGTGAAACTACAGGATTAGACTCACAAAACTATGGCTACAAATTCGGACAAGAAGAAGAGACGTACAACATCGTCGCAGCCCATGGTTACTTCGGACGTCTTATCTTCCAATACGCCTCCTTTAATAACTCTCGTAGTCTTCATTTCTTTCTTGCTTCTTGGCCTGTTGTTTGCATCTGGCTTACCTCAATGGGTATATGCACCATGGCCTTCAACTTGAATGGATTCAATTTTAACCAATCGGTAGTTGATTCCAGTGGAAAGGTGGTGCCAACATGGGGTGATGTTCTGAATAGAGCAAACCTCGGTATGGAAGTCATGCACGAGCGTAATGCTCATAATTTTCCACTTGACTTAGCAGCCGCTGAGACATCTGAAGTTGCTTTGATAGCACCATCTATTGGTTGACCTGACCATATCTATCAAGGTAAATTAGAAACGGTACATGATTAGACCATGTGCGTGTGTGTTATGTAAGACTCAAGGGTGGTGCCTTGGGTCTTTTTTTTATACTTACTAGCTTTAAAATAGAGAGAAATATTATTATTTAAGATGGCAATACCAATAGCACCAATAGCAGCAGGAGCCGCCTTAGGAGAAGGCTTACCTTTTTTAATTGAGTATCTTCGTACTCTGGGTCAAGAACAAGAGGTCTCTGAGTCTATGGCTGAGTTAGAAGCAGCTCGTAATTCAGCAGTAGGGATTAGTCCTTTTATTTCGCCTAATATGCGTTTTGGGCAGGATAGTATTGTTGATGCAATTAATGCTGATGCAGTCAAGAAAAATTTACAGATGCCTATAGGAGAATCTTTCAGTGCTATCAGGGATAATTTAAACTTTAGTGGTTTACCTACTTCTAGCTACGGAAGATAAATCATTAATTAAGATGAACCCTTTAGATTTTTTAAAAGAAAGAGTCGCAGATTTAGGAGCAGGAGCTTCTAATCAGTTACCTGATAGAGCAAATCTTTTTTTACGTTATATGAGTGGATTAGGAGATAGAAATTTAGATTTAGATGAAGGAACATTAGATGCTGCTCGTGAAG